GGGGTTTGCCCCGGACTGTGTTTCTTCGCGTCATCTTCTCCGGCCGCCGTGAAAGCCGTTGAGAAAGCGTCAACGGACGCCTTTGTTTCTTCCGCAGTCTCACCCACTAAACGCGCGAGAATGTCATCGCTAACCGTGATACCTTGCTCAGAGAGTTGACGACGAGACTCAGCCACCATCGCGTTTACCGTGTCGCGACGCTTGTACTCGTCAAGCTCCTTCTGAACCTTGTCACGTTCGTACTCTGCTTTTTGCTGAGCGTTCATCTCGGCCAGTTTTGCAGCTTCCTCAACCTTTGCGGCTTGCTGCTTTTCCCACTTCGCGAGACGCTTAGAGACAATCTCATCAACATCAGCGTCCGTGTACTTTGGCTGCTGCTTGTTGTCGTCCTGCTTTGGCTCTGTCTGTGTGGTGGTAGTAGCCGCGTCCTTGTTAGCGCCTTCGCCATCCACTGTTGGAGTCTGAGCTTGTTGTGTTGTTGGCTCTGTGGTCTCTGTGGTTGTTGCTGCGTTTGTTTCTGCACCCATTGTTTTTTTCTCCTAATCCCCGGCGCTCCAAGGCGCGTCGGCGTGCCTTTTCTCCTTAGCTTTTAGCGACATCAAAGCTTGGTCGACGCATTAAAAAAGCGACTATCCCTAGTCGCTCTCAATACACAATTCAATAATCTTTTCCAGTACCTCATCCGTGGGACATCCACGACAACGCATGAGCTCGCGCTCCCCTGCGTCCACAACGCACACCGTCGGAAGGTGAGTGATGCTCTTCGCGTCCCTGGACCTTGGTGAGCAGTCAATGTCGATAATTTCGTACTCAATATCCTCTTCAGATAAAGCCGGCACTACCCTCTTGATAGTCCCGCGACAAAGACTGCACCACTCGGCCATGTAGATAACTACTCGCGCCATATTCTCACCTCCTAAAATTAAAAAACCTTATTGACTGATATCTAAAAAATAGGGTATATTACAGATAAAGCGAGGTACGCCCATCCAGCCAATTGGAAGGACACGGCCTCGCATTCTTTATCTCGACAAGAATATCGACTTACTTCCATCGCGATAGATATATATGACTTCAACTGCATATTTCTTCATACGAAACTTGATATCGTCAATAATATCCTGCTCGTCTTTCGTTGCATTATATGATGTAATCACCATGCGAGACTCTGACGGATTTATTCCGAGTTTTTTCCATTTGTGATATCCGTCGCGCATCCTGTCTTCAACGGCATGCTTTCCATCTCCGACATTCTTCATCTCCCACTTTTGTCTTTTTGGACCAAGCTCAAGATCTATATTCGCCGGGGCATCTGGATCTTCTCCAGAAACAACAACTTTATAGCCAAACCGCACCAAATCATCAACAGTTTTTACTTCATGCGGTTCGAGGTTATCTCTAGGCTTTTCATAAGTAACACTTCCTTCACCTGGCTTTGGATTAAGTGGGTTACCTGAGAGCTCGCCAATCTTACGCTTGCTTGCTTTCTTCGCTCCAACGCCTTCCCAATTCTCGCGAGCATCTTCTGTAGCTTTCTGTCTCGCCAGTTCCTCCTGCTTCTGTTGCCAGGCGTCCCAATCGTCCACAGCCGGCGCAATCTGGCATCTACAGTATGGATGGAGCGGCGGGAAGTTCACGCCCACTTGCATATCCTCAAAGCGAAACGTCTTACCCTCAACACCGTGGCACTGCTCACAAGCTTTGCCGTCGTGTACTGCTTGCATGGTATAAGAATCAAAACCTTCACGCTTCAATTCCTCAACCTGCGCCATGCGTGAAACGTAGGTCCCCTCGGTGTAGACCAAGCGCATAAGCGACGACTGCGGAACATCCACAAAACGTTTCTCAAGAGCCTTCGCGATTCGCTGGTATGAATCACCGCGCGCGAGTGCCTTCGACATGTCCTGCGCCACGTAAGACGCGAGGGTCTCCGTGTTGTCCCAGATGCGTTGAGAGTATGACGTATTACCCGTCCACACAGTATCGACAAAACGACGAACCGCGTCAGAGTCCATGCTGTAGAACGCTCGACCAAATCCCATGGCTTCAGCCGCTGTGTTCGCCCCGCGTAGAGACTGGCGCACGATGTGGTTGTCTATGCGCTGAGCAACGTCTCCTGTGGCTTGGTAGAGGTGCAAGCGCGCAGACGCTTGCAAGCCTTCGAGCCTGTTCAGCTGATAGATACTCTTACGCACATCCACAATGGACTGCATATCCGGGTGCTGGCGCAAAAACTCGTCACAGTCGCGAATAAGAAGCTCGCGGTCTTTAGGGTCCATCGTCTCCATAAGGCGGCGATATTCCAGAACACCATTCTCGCCGTAGCGCTGATAATACTCCGCAATCTCGCGATTCAAGCGACGAAGCTCACTCTCGTAGGCGTTATGGACGCGTATCGACAAAGCGCGTTCGTCTTTCTCCATCGCTGCGTCAGCGAGTGTTTGGCGACTGTGCCAATACGAGTCCATGTTGCTCCTTACTTAACAACTTCCGGCATAGCATCGCCCAGAAGAATCGAGCGTGCTTTGTCATGATCTACTCCAATAGACGCACTAATGACGCTTACCGCCTGAGCCTCTGACAGGCTTCCTGCGGCGTATTGTGCAATAACAGAAAGAAGTGATTGGGTCTGTGCTCCGTTGAGCGACTTCAGACCTCCTCCATCACTCGCCCCCCCGTCTGTACGGTCTGGGACCATCTGCGCGGCCTGCTCGGCGCGTTCGTCAGCCATGCGCTGCATCTCAGCCTGTGGCGAGTCAACGCACGACAGGACAGACAGCTGCGTCTCCTCGGACGTAATGCCGGAGAGGTTGCCAGCAATCTGAGACTCTTCGAGCAGGTTCGATGGTAGGTTGCGCGTGAAGGTGGCGCGGACGGTAGTCCATGCCTTAGAGTCCAGGCGAGTGTTCCCTGCATAGTTACAGAGCAGCTTCCAGCGCCTTGATAGTGAACGGCGGAACTTTCTCTGCTTTACTACAGCGATATCGCTCATGGCCTGAAGGCGGTACTTGATGGCAATACCGGAACTGGTATCGAACTTCTCGCTTGAGAGGTCTGACACCATCGACAGAACGAAGATAAGACGCTCCACGCGATCAATGAAGTTTTCCTGCGTGCCGTCTGCGTCAGGCTTAGACAGAAACTCAACGATGACGTTTGCCGCATCCCTCGAGTCCAGGTTGATGATGCGCGAATCTCTCAGCTTCTGAAGCGTTTCCTCATCCAGGCGTGCGCCGAGAATCTTTAGGTATGCGTCTGCGTAGTACTCGACATCGTTAGCCTTCTCGGAGATGGCTTTGTTGTACGCGTTAATGAGCGACATAACGCCTTCAAACAAGCCAAGGCGCTCTTCATTGTCTACATACTCAACCACGGGGACATCGGTAAACCCGTGGATGACGGGCTTACCGAAGACAACCTTCGAGCCATCCATCACAAATGGCGTCTCGAACATGGAGTCATAGAGTGTTCCGCGAAGTGTGTCTTTCTTGTCGTCGAAAAGGTTATCGTCCAGCCAGAATCTGACCGCGTAGATGATGTCGCTCTTTACCGTGTCATCGCGAACAACAAAGCAGTTCAGCGGTGTCACGGAGCAAGAACACGCGAAAGCTTCCTCGTCGCGCCACATAAGCTCGTAGCCAACGCCGTAGATATCCGCCAGCTTGGAAAGCTCAGCGTCTAGGTCATCGGAGTCATTGACCGCGCCCCATACGTCCAGATACTCCGCAAACGCTTCATTGTCTGCCGTAATACGGATAGGAATACCGAGAAAGTAGCCGACCATGGAGTCAACAATCTGTTTGGCGAAGTTGGCCACGAGCCTATTGTCTGGCTTATATTCTGCCTTTTTCTTTTGGTGCAGAATGTCGTGGTCGCCCTCATATGCCTTACGCAGATTAGACAAACGGTCGACCTGCTTTGCGCGGTAGTCTGTGACGAGCTTGCCAAGAAGCTCCGCGGTCATCTGTGTATCCTTTGGTAGGCGGTAGCCGCCCCTTTGCTCAAACGTGGAAGCGTTTGCTCCCTTAACGTCAGCATCCACTAAATGCCTCCTCTAAATAGTCGAATGGTCGGTGCATTGTCATGTAGACGAATAGCGCACGAGAGGGAATCAGGCGCGTCATCGTGCTCCGCTCCCTCGGTGAAGTCCATGACTTCGTTCCAGTAATCGACGCTGGCTTCGCGGACACTCTCAAGCCTGGACAGCTTGGACCAAGTGCCGCGGCCATACGTCGCAATCTTGATGAACTTGTTTGCGGTCTCTGAGTATGTATGGACGGGTAGCCCGTACCCATCGAGCTTGTCGGCCACGTAACCTTTATCCGCGTTCTTCTCCATGTACACCGTGCCAAGTCTCAGCTCGCGGTGTAGCTCTAAGATGCGCGCCATGCACTTATCGACGTGCGTCTCGCGATACAGCTCACCGTGGACGTATGCTTCGTCGCCCATCCACTTGATACACGTGATTGCCGTACCGTCTGAACCACCGTAGGCCGCGTCCACATGCATGATGCCGTCGTAAAGAAGGCTCTCGTCTTTGAAGGTCTTACAGTCACCCTCGAAGACCACGCCCTCCTCTGCCACGTGGCGCAGTTCGTAGTTCGCCGCGAAAAGTGAGTGCGTCATCGACGCCTTCAGTTCTGTGGCAACGTCTACACTCACAAGCCCCGTGGTGTCCCATGGCCACTTCTCAGCGGGCGGCATGATGGTAAACGCGTCGTCTTTGTGCCACGGGGTCCCCGTGTTGATGATGCGTCCGCCGCGGTTCTTGACGTTCTGAAGCTCGCGGTAAATCTGCTTTGTGCGCTCACGCTCAGCGCGGCTCACACGGTCACGCAGTGTGACGATGTCGTCCGTGAAGATGATGTCCCAGTGCTTACCGGTGAGCGAACCGCCAATGCCGATGCCCGTCAGTTGCGGTGAGCCGGAGACGTTGCACGCGAGACTTGTAGAGATTGCCGTAGAGCTTGCCGTGGTCAGCTTCAGTGGCTGGCTGTAGATGCTCTGCGCAATCTCCTGGGTGAGTGGATGCTCGACCATGCGACGGACTGCCGCGAGTACTTCCGCGACGTCATTCTCGCCTTTGCGTTGGAATCCCACGGTCAAGTCTGGACGCGTGAGCAATATCAACCACAGAGCCACTTCGACGCAGGTCGTCTTGTATGAACCACGGTGCGACTGAAGCGTCATGTCGCCGTGGCCAAACACCATCTCATGGATCCATCTATCGTGAAGTCCTTCACGCAGAAGGTCGTAACCCAGCTCATGCGCCAGGCGCACCGGGTGTTTGGTCATAAGCGTCGCGAGTGCTCTATTGGTCTCCATCACTCTCTACCTCGTCGAGCAAACTCTTAAACGCGGCGCTGGCTTCCTTAGCGTTGGCGGAAACTTCCATCTGTTGTACAGGCTTCTGTCCGGAAGAATCGCGCACGAACTCAGCCGCGCGAACGTCTCCTTCAAGCGCCTGGGTGAGCATGGCAAGCGCCATGGCTTCACTGGCGGTCACGTTCTTTCCCGTAAGCCCTGCGATAGTGGACGCTTGCGAGAGCTTGCCCGGCTTCATCGGCATGGCGAGAAGATCTAGAAGCGTCTCGCGAATCTCACGCCTGCGCTTCTGAACTGCGTTAGACTTCTCGCCACCTTTACGACCCATCGCACTTAGCTCTGCTTTAGTACGCTTGCTGTTAGGTTTCAGGTTCTTCGCCGCGTTCGGATTATTTGCCATTCGTGAATACAGCTTCCTCTTTATACATAAAAATGAATATTGAGCTAACAAAAAAGCGCCCTCATTTCTGAGAGCGCCCGAGTCGCTTTGTTAACTTTCGTACATTCCTACGGTATCAAGATAGCACGTTTTAATATGAATATAACTGTAAGATTATGCACAATTTATGAATATTCTTCTTGCTTTATACATAGCTTAGCAATACCCATCGCGTTTGTAAACTCCAAAGAACGTTCGCGCAGCTTGAACGCTTGACGCATAGAAACGTGCGCCCTCTTGGCCGTCTCCGCCCACGTGTAACCTTCGACGAAGTACAGCTGCATCACGAGGGCTGCATCTTGGCCGAGCGCTTCGCCGATTGTGTTGCACGCGGAGTAACCGTCAAGAATGACGCTCTCCAATTCGTCTAACAAACCCTCTAGAAACGCCTGTGCGGTCATTTCCGCTATGCTTACGCGCAACGTCGGGTCAGAAGTCGAATTCTTAGCTCCAGAGCCGCCTGAAGCCTTTAGAGGCTCTCTGACGGCGTCCAGCCTGTTGCGAGCGCTTTCAATGTCTTTCGCGGCCTGGCGAACACTACCCCACCATTCCTCACCCGTCACGCCTATCACCTCGCCTTTTCTTGCAATTCTTCGACGCAAAACCAAATGCCTTGTGGGTCTCTGTAGCCCTTTACGATGTGCTCATCCACGATGAAACGGTCGTCTTCAATTATCCCACACCTGGTCAGACAGTCTTCAAACGTCTTCAGCATGTTCGACATGTCCGGCTTCTCCGTCATCGGGGTACCATCGGGGTGTAGAACACTTGTTCCAAAACACCATCGTACGCTTAAACGCAGTGGCCCTTTTGCCAACTTGACGAAATCACGCTGCGCACACACCGTCCGCATCAACCACGTACAGATCTCGTCTTCTGCGTCTTTGAGCCTGTCCGACTTTCGGATGGCGGCGTGCGCTCCCCTACCACCGCCCACGATGTACGCCACAAGGGCGTTATGCGTCACGCTAGGCGGCTTCATGGGCAAGAATGCCGACACACGCCTTTTCGCGCTTTCTGCGGGCTCTGTGTGCCTCTGACGACCGCCCGCGTTACTTCTTGGGTCAACCACATCAATCAATCTCCTCAATGTGAATCGTGAATCGTGAATCTTGAAAAATGGAACCGCGCCAATTACGCGGGCGCGCGCGGAAGAATCTTTAGCTGTGTGACGCACCACGGGCGTAGCGAAACACATAGCGTAGGGCGATTGGCGCGCGCCCTTGGCGCCAATTGCCTAGCCTGTGGGCGTACACACACGAAGATGACGAAAAATCACCCTTACCACCAATATAGGGAGATATACCTATATAAGCGGTGTCCCGTTTTTGGTGGCATCAGTCATCTTCATCATCTAAAAAGCCTTGTTCAGCTGTAGAAATGGCATCAAAATACATCGTCATTTTGCGAGTGCGACCTCGTGAGCCCTCAACCTCAACTTTTCGCTTCCCAATCGGACACCAATCTTGCTTCGTCCAGTACTGAATATCGCGTGCGGATGGCTTCACTTCATACCCCTCTGGGTCTATGCGTGTGCCGATTCGCTCGAGCAGATCCTCTTGGGTAACGTATCCGTTATCGTCCGCGCAACCATCCGCCACCGCTCTGTCGTAAGCGTCCTGCATCAGCTCCGCCGCTTCCTTCTGGATACGGTGATTCTTTGCCAGCTTACTCTCGCGTCCCTTAGCAAACGGGTCGGCGCCTTCTGTCTCAAACTTGGCGAGCATGCCTGTTGGGTCGTCATAGAACCTTGGCCACTTGAAGATGACATCGCGCTCTGGCAACGTGGGAAAACTCCTCGTGGTCATGGATACGCGATACGCCGGACAATCGTTCAAGCGTGTGCGTCTGAACTCCTCCGGAATCTCCAGCGGCGTGAAGTCACACATTGAGTCCGCGTCACGTGCATAAACGCCAGAGCCGCTCATGCGGTCCATTGCCTTCTTCTGGCCGGCAGTACCTTTTGGATGGTGGTGCGCGTAGACTACGGCGCATCCGCACTCCTCGGTGATACGGTCGATGGCATTCGTGAACTCTGCCACCATGCGAGAGTCGTTATCGTCTCCGCCGTTGACCTTATAGACCGGGTCAACAATGACCATGGTGAAGAAACCCTTCTCGCCATGCGCCAAAACACGACGAATCAGTATCGGCGTTAAGTCCTTCATAAGGCGAGCCTTGCCGCGCAGATTCCATGAATAAAAATTGGTCTTTAAATCATCGAGTGCGCCAGGCTGTTTATCACCGTGGCGAGCGTCCCAAACCGTATGGAGACGCTGTCTAAACTCATTCGCTTCAATCTCCAAGTTTACGTATAAAACTCGTCCTTTGATACATGGCATACCCAGCCACGTGCTACCCGTGCAGACCGCTTCCGCTAAGTCAATCAGCGCGTAGGATTTACCCATCTTAGAGTCGCCCGTCAGAATCATCTTCTGGCCCTGGCGCAGAAGTCCTGCGCCCTCAACACCAATAAGCGGCGCGTTGAGCTCCACCGGCTCGTCCCAGTCTGAACAGTCTGCTTCGTCTGGCAAATCGTCTTCAGATTCGTCCGCCCACTTTTCCCATTCGTCCCAGTCCTTGCAGCCAATGTTGAGCTTTAAGAGCCTCTGGCGATTCTTGCCGCGTGTGATGCCTGGCATACGTGAGAGACGGCTGGGATTCTTGTTGGCCATGTCCGGCGAAAACTTACGACGGGCGCAGAACTGATAGAGCTTCTCTACGCGCTTCCTGTACAAGTTTTCATCGCTTCCCGCATCAATGTGGACGATAGCGTGGACGCTCTTGTTGCCGCTTGACACCACGGCCACACAAGGAAGCTTCATCGCCTGGATCATGCCAAGCTGCTTCTCCACTTCCAGCGTGTCAGACTCAACAAGCGCGTATCTAAACTCTGTGATGTTTTGATTAGAGCGTCCTTTACCGTCTACCGGGTTAAAGCAGATCCATGCGCCAGCCTCCGGATTCCAGTCGCCCAGCACTTTGCCCAAGTCTCCGCCGCACTTGGCGAGCTCCTCTCGAAGCTCGCCTGCGGTCCTGCCCCAGTGGCCACGCTTAGGCATGTAGCGCCCATCTTTTTCATAGACCTCGTTGACGTAGCACACACGGTCAGAATCCTCAAACACTGCCGCCAGATAGTCCGTCAAGTCCTTAACCTGATCCCACTCGCCATCCATAACATCGATGTCAACCTCGTCCGCCCAGTCTGGTGTAATGCCAGAAACGTCGCCCGGGTCAATGATTTCATCATCCCATCCAATGGCGTAACCCTTCACACCTGGCGACCATCCACGAGCGCGTGCAAACGCGATAATGGTTCCGCTTTTAATACGTGATGGGGAATTGCCGAAACTCTTCCACTTACGCTCACACTCACCCTCGTGGTAGCGGTAGATGTCCATGCGGCTCCATGCGTCCCAGTCCTGCCATGAAAAGCCGGACTCATGAAGCGCCATGCCACAGTCCACCCATTGCTGATAATCAAGCTCTGAGGGATCTATCCAATTAAGCGCCTCCAGGAGGTCTTTGTGGTCGTCTTTATTTCCCATGGTTGTTCACCACGCCAATAAGTGCTTGATAGAAAGGCCTGATTTTCGCGAATGCTGCATTCAATGACATATCGACGACTTCAATACCACACGCCTCGGCCACGCGGTTTTCAATCTGCGCGCCTTTGCTCTTCGTCCATCCAGGAAGAAGAATCATCACCTCATACATCGGATAATAGGGCTCGTCTTCACCGTCTCTGACTCTAAGCGATAGAGCCTGTAGGCATGTGGCCATGGCGGCCTCGTATGGAGAGTCTGAAGGTATCTCTATGGCTGGGTTGAACACCATGCCATCGCTTACCTTATGCAGAACTTTCTCCATGAAGACGAAGGGGCATCTGTAACCCTTCACACCCGTGATTGGTCCAGACAGGTACACGTTTTTACCCTTTAGAAAATAAAGGTCGCTCTCCGTGACATCTTCTGCAGCAAGCTCCGCGAGCTTGTCTGTGTATTTATCGAGGTTCATTACTTCTCACCTTCTTCAGGATCTGTTGTGTCAATTACAATGGACGACTCATCGTCTTCACCCTCATGAGCGTTGTAAAACTTGCGAGCTTCTTCTATTGCTCTTTCGTTGCCTAGATCATCAGCAATCTGAATAATCGACTTGATACCTTGGCAAAATCCAGCGTGTCTATACCTTGCTACGATTTCTGTAAGCACAGTATCGAATACTGAAATTTCGAAATCTTCATGATCCATAATTAGTCCCTCTTTCTGTTTAGATACATTCCACTGAACGCAAGAAAACCGCCAATAAGTACTCCAAGGAACCTGTCCAGTGCGCCGTAATAATCTGTTGCTGGCGTTGAGGTTGGTTGTGCTTGTGCGATGCCTGGAATAAAGACCAGACATGCAAAGACAGCAACAGCCAGCCATTGAAGAAGTTTCTTCATGGGTTTGCCTTTCTATTTGGTTTTGAAAAATAGAGAATTAAAATAAATCGGTATTTATTGCAGTAAATCGTGACTTCCTGCGATCATTGCTACGAGCGTCTCCAGCGTCATTGTGACGTAGGTATCACCGAATGATTTCTCTCCAACGCCTTTGCGCTTGTGGATTACTAAGCCAAATTCTGCGTCTGCGTTGCCACGCTCTGTCTCTGCTTCCTTGAGCCACTTTGGAAGCTCCATGCGAGTGCAGTTCTTGCACTCAACTACGACTGGGAGACCGCGAAAGAATACCCCCGCGATGTCTCCTCGGTCGTGTATACCAGCTGTGGTTCTGCGCTCAATGCCAGCTCCCAAGCGGGCTGCGAGATACTCTGCGACTTGACGCTCAAACGCTGTGCCTTTCTGTTTCTGCTTGCTCATAGCAACCTCAAAAGAGCAATATCAAGAGTGTTCCATGAACACTGAACAAGCCTGTAATCAGCCAAGTTGACAACGTCCATTCCACAGGCGAGCGCAATATCATGTTCAAGTCTTGCGCCTTTGGAGGTATGCCATCCAGGCAACATCACGATTGCTTCATACTCAGCAAGCGCAGCAACACATCGATTCATCGCTTGCTCGTAGTCAAGGCTGTCTGGGATTTGTGAAGCAGGATTAAAGATCTGTAAAGCATCGCATAGTTTGACAAGTTCCTCAGCGAACAAGAACAAGCCTTTATAGTTCTTTATCCCTGTAATTGGTCCGGACAAATAGACTTTTTTGCCTTTGACTTTATCGATGATGTCTTCACCATCAGTTAAGTACGCAACCTGTGCCAGCTTTTTGATTGCTTCAACTGCTTTGTCTTGGTTATTCACGAGACCTCTTTTCAACTAGTTGTTTGTAATACCTGATTGCTGCGTCAAAGTCTTTGAGACACTCGTCATACATGTTTGGGCTTGACCAAACATCTTTTGACTTCATCAGAGCAGCGCATCTGTACTTAGCTTCTAGGGCTTGCAGGTACATTTCATCTACAGTTGGTTTGCGCTCGGTCAAAACAGGTATGCAATAGTTCCAAGTGTTAGGAAGCATCACGCACCACCCTTGCGCCACAATGAGGGCAATACTTAGGCTTAGTCACATTTCCGCACCAACCACAAGCAGAGCATGCAAAGTCGTAGCTCTCGCCGTTAGTGCCATCTTCACCGCCGAAGTCGTGGCATGTAGGGTCGATAAGGTCGGCTAGGCTGGAAAAAACTCTACCCTGTTCACGTATCCTTATGTCGTTGAATACAGCCTTCTCCACGTACCAAATGGGGTTGGAGTCGCCGAAGTCAAAGTCTGTGGCATACACTCGCAGTCGCTCTGCTACCTCTTCACGGTTAGTCATCGCTATCACCTAGGCTTTCGAGCTGGTCGGCGATATGTGCTAACCGAGAGAAAGTCCATGCGGCTATGTCATCGTCATCATCTAAGATGTCTCTAATCTGCTCAACGAGTGACGCGATTGTTACTGGTTTTTTGCGGGTAAGGTCATTTGGTTCAGCATAAATTGAGATGCAGAGTTTATCGTCAAAAAATTGAATTTCCCATTCGTTACCGTTATATATAATTTTTTTCACCATATAAATTGTACTACCGTAATACACAATATCGCCGACATGGATAACCTTACCGTCTTTATCCAGCGGTAGATCAATCATGTTGGACGTGTCGCAGAGGTCGAGAATGACTTGAATCATTGTTTCTACATCTTCGTTGTATCTCGTTGTTCTAGGTACACTCTTGCCTGTTATCGCAGTGTAAAGTGTACGGTCACAAAAATCGTTAATATCCTTTAATCTCTCGGCGATTGCTGCACGCTCTTCTTTAGTTAGCATTGTTGCTCCACTCTAATATTTGTGCACATGTAAAATTTATCTGCGTCGAAATATGGCATTGAAGTAATCGCTGCCTTGCTCTCGTCGCTTAGGCTCTCCCACCATGCTTGGCGATCGGCTTTTTCGAGATACAAGAACCCGCCGGTAGTCTCGTGCTTTGGGTGTGCTGCCTTTTCGTCGTCTGTCATATACTCGCTATATTTCCAAGTAAGACAGTCTGACGGTATATGGCAGAGCAAGCCATAAGCTCGCGACCACTTGAAGTCACTAAAAGTAATGTCTGTTTGGTGGTCAAAAAGACGAACTGTAGGTTCGGTTGTATTA